AACAAAGGTTGATTTGCTTATGTACAGCGCGCAAAACTGCGGCCCAGCAAAAAAGCGACCCTTGCCCCCCGCCCCCGCCGTGTACTGTACGGGGGGTCTCACACAAAATTTTCGCGGGATCTGACGTATGACTTGCCCTAGCTGCGGAGCCGACCATCACCAGCTATATGACGAAGTCGCGCAGTTGTGCGAATGCTACTGGTGCGGCCATCGCTATTGCGCAGAAGAGCAAGACGATGATAATGTAGAAACACTAACACTAAGGGAGCTAGGGATAGATGTATGATGAGGTAATGCGTTGCGCCGATTGCGGGTGCGAAGAGTTTAAGTGGGAAGATGCAGAACATTGCCGTTGCAAGAACTGCGCTTGCCCTATGACGGAATATGTGCCGGTTGCCTACGCCACGGGTGACGGGTCTATGGCGAAGCTGATGGCCAACGGGCAGTGTCCTAAGTGTCAGTCAGAGATGGGTGGCGAGATGAAATGCGAGACATGCGGCTTGGAGATAGCAGGGTGAAAATTGTGGATATATTAGACGAGGCGAAAAACGCGGTCGCCGACCGTGGCAAGAATTACGGCAACGTATACATCAACCATGAGCGCATAGCTGCGCAGTGGTCGATTACGCTGGGTACTGAGGTTACCGCAGAACAGGTGGCCATGATGATGGTACAGGTGAAGCTAGCGCGGTTGATGGAGACACCAGACCACATGGATAGCTGGGTCGATATTGCTGGGTATGCGTGGACAGGGGGCAAGTGTGTCCAAGAAGCCCCTGACAACTAGGCAACAGCGCGCGGCGCTGTCAAGCCCTGACGTAGACCGGCGCGAGGCGGTGGTGCAAGAGCTAGAGGCTATCGCGGCTGGCGAGGCTACGGATGTTATTAGCTGGGATGCTATGGGTCAGGTGCAGCTTACGCCATCTGACCAACTGCCGGAACGCGCACGGCGCAGCATCAAGAAAGTTAAGGTAACGCCAAACCAGCACGGCAACACCATCGAGGTGGAGATGCACGACAAGCTATCGGCGTTGCGCTTGCTTGCAAAGCATCGCGGTTTGTTGGAGCCGAACAGTGACGACCAGCGGCCATCCATGATAGGCATTAACGTAACTGGGCCGAAGGTCACAACTTATGAGGTTAAGGATGGCGAAGATACACCAGATGACGCACAATAATTTTGTGCGGTTTTTTTCTGACTACGTTATCTGCGACCATTGCGGCGAGGAAACGCGTGGCCGGTGTTACGCTGAAACGCAGCAAGTTGTTTGTTCTAAATGCAAGGGTGTGCTGTTGGAAGTCGATGAGAACATGAATGATGACCCAACTGATGGCATGATGATAGTGACGTATATACCGGGGGATTTTGATGGCCAGAGCGAGTAGAGCGACAGACAGGTCGAGGCGCAGAACAAAGCAACCGACCACGGAAGCGCTAAATGGTCTTAACTTGGATTTTAGCGAAAGCCCGACCGTATGGGATTTTTTGAACGACAACAGTTTTGTGCGGGGTCTACTTGGGCCAGTAGGCTCTGGAAAGACATATGCCTCGCTGGCCGAGGTGATGCTGCGTGCTGTAAAGCAACCACCTTCACCTGTGGACAATGTAAGATATACGCGTTTTGCCGTAATCAGAAACAGCTATCCGGAGTTGCGCACAACGACAATCAAGACGTGGCAAGAGATATTCCCTGAGAATACGTGGGGCCAGATGCGCTGGTCGCCGCCTATCACGCATCACATTAAGCTGCCACCGCGTGACGACACGCCCGGCGTTGATTGCGAGGTTATCTTTTTAGCGCTAGACCAACCCAAAGATGTGCGAAAACTTTTATCTTTGGAATTGACCGGGGGATTCATAGACGAGGCTAGAGAGCTCCCAAAAGCGGTGGTGGATGGCCTGACATCGCGTGTCGGTCGTTACCCAACCAAGCGCCACGGCGGTTGCCCTTGGCGTGGTGTTTGGATGTCTACCAACCCAATGGACAGCGACCACTGGTGGCATTCACTTGCGGAGAAAAACCCCATTCGCGGCAAGTACCCGTGGAAGTTCTACAAGCAGCCCGGCGGCGTGCTAGAGGCTACCAAGGAACACGAAGGCCACATATTTAGCGCTAACAAATATTGGATTAACAACCCCAAGGCAGAAAACGTAAACAACTTGCCGCCGGGTTATTACGAACAGCAGCTTGCCGGTAAGACGCTGGATTGGATCCAGTGCTACGCTGGCGCGCAATATGTTTATGTACAGGACGGCAAGCCCGTGTGGCCGGAGTTTAGCGATAGCTTAATGAGCGCCGACTTAGAGATTGAGCCGCTATGGCCGGTGCATATCGGACTTGACTTTGGTTTGACGCCGGCAGCGGTGTTTGGGCAGAAGATGGCTAACGGGCGCTGGCACGTTGTGCATGAGCTTGTTGCATTTGACATGGGGCTAGAGCGTTTCTGTCATCACTTGATGGCCGACATAAACACGCACTTTCCAAAGTCGGAAGTGTTCATCTGGGGTGACCCGGCTGGCGCAAAGCGTGATGAGATATTCGAGGTAACAGCGTTTGAGCATATGCGCACGCTTGGATTGCGCGCACAGCCAACAGCGTCAAATGATTTTATGGTGCGCCGTGAGGCTGGTGCATCGCCAATGAATAGGCTCATAGACGGCAAGCCGGGGCTATTGGTAGACCGCAAGTGCAATCGCACGCGCAAATCGTTAGCTGGTGGCTATCACTTTAAGCGCGTTGCTATGGGCGGTGGTCAGGAGCGGTTTAGAGATGCGCCAAACAAAAACGAACATTCGCACGTTGGTGACGCGTTTGGCTATCTGATGATGGGGTCTGAGCATCGCAACCTGATACGCAACAATCACGGACGCCAGCAAGTCAAGCAGATGACAGCAAAAGTGGACTTTGATGTTTTCTAGCAACAAAGACGCCACGATAGTGCCGTTCCACTGGGCGCACCCGTACAATATGGACTTGCGGGAGTTTGACAGAAAGCCATTTGACGATGTGCCTGACTATGACGCTTTGTTGAAGATGTATCAGCAACAAGCGCACGCTTACACCGTATTGCATCAGGGCGAAATGATTTGCTCATTCGGGGCTATCAAGCTATGGCCGGGCAACGCTGAGGTGTGGCTTATCACATCATATCAATTTGAGCGCGTGCCGATATCGGCTACACGCACAGCCATGCGCTACTTTAATCACATCGCTATCGACTTGCGATTGCACCGATTGCAGATGACCGTTGAAGTTGATAATTCGTTTGCAGTCAGGTGGGCATCTGCGGTAAAATTCACTAACGAAGGTCGCATGCGTGGTTATGGGCCTGTCGGTCAAGATTATTTTATGTTTGCGAGGTATTTTTAATGGGCGGCTTATTATCCCCTAAAACTCCGGCGCCACCACCGCCAGACCCAGAAATCGCGGCGGCACAACAGCGTCAAGAAGAGCGTCTGGAAGCAGATGAGCAACAGAAGATGCGTGCTATATCTGCGCGCCAACGTGCGCGCCGCACAGGCGGTAGGCGCATGTTACTAAGCACAGCGCGTCAAAACGCTGAAACTGGTATTCAGTCAACATTAGGTGGGAGCATATAATGGGCGGTATCGCGAAAGTATTTGGTGGCGGCAAAAAGAAGTCGGCGCCAGCACCGGCCCCCGTGCCAGAGCCAGAGGTAGAGGCTGCGCCACAGGGCGCAACACGCGAACAGCGTGCGCAAGCGGCGTCTCTTAGGTCGCGCCGTGCAGGGCGTAGGTCGTTGCTTGGCGGTGGTCGTCTTGGTGGCGGCGAAGGTCAACAAACAACATTAGGAGCAGGGTAATGCCGAAGGTAGTTTCTAAAGACGGTAAGGCGCGGACATTCGCGTACACAAAGGCTGGCATGAGTGCGGCTAAAGAATATGCCAAGCAAACTGGCGGTCGTGTAGCTGGCGCATCCATGAAAACAAAAATGGCAAAGAAGAAGTCTTATGGCAAAAATAGCTGATAAAATTGGCCTTGGTAAACAATACAAGGGCCAGAAAGGCACGCCAACAGAAACCACTGGCCAGAAGATGTGGAAGTTTTACGAGCGCATGAAAAAGAAACTGGCAGAGGACAATAAGAATGGCTGACAAAAAGAAAGCAGTCTGGGACAAAAAGCGTCCTAAAGGATTGGGCAAGCCCAAGGGTTTGTCGCCAGCGCAAAAGCGTAGCGCACAGCGCGCCGCAGCAAAGGCTGGCCGTCCATATCCTAACCTTATTGACAACATGAGGGCCGCCCGTGCGAAAAGTACATAAAAACCCCAAGGGCGGTTTGAGCGAGGCCGGGCGCAAACACTTTAAGCAAACCGAAGGCGCCAACCTAAAGCGCCCGGTAAAGAAAGGCACCAACCCGCGCCGCGTATCATTTGCCGCACGCTTTGCTGGCATGAAGGGCGCGGAGAAAAAGGACGGCAAGCCAACGCGCCTTGGGTTGGCACTAAGGGCATGGGGCTTTGGCTCTAAAGAAGCAGCACGCAACTTTGCGAATAGGCACAAAAAATCATGATGACCCCAGCACAAATACTGAAGCGCCATGAACTGGCGCAGCGCCGCAAGGATAACTGGCGGCAGATCTACGAAGATTGCTACGAGTTCGCGCTACCACAGCGCAACTTGTATGACGGCTATTATGAGGGCGGCGGGTCACCCGGCCAAAACAAAATGGCGCGCGTGTTTGATAGCACCGCTATCAATTCCACGCAGCGCTTTGCCAACCGTATTCAGTCTGGCTTATTCCCGCCACAATCTAACTGGTGCCGCCTAGAGCCGGGGCCAGACATTCCTATTGAGCGCCGTATTGAAGCACAGGCCGCGCTAGATATTTACAGCGACAAGATGTTTGCGCTGTTGCGTCAAACAAACTTTGACTTGGCCATGGGTGAGTTTCTCATGGACTTAGCAGTTGGTACGGCGGTGTTGCTCATCCAACCCGGTGATGACATCACTCCCATCCGCTTCACCGCCGTGCCTCAATATCTGGTATGTATCGAAGAGGGCGCGCATGGCAAAGTCGATAACGTGTATCGGCGCATGCGCATGAAAGCAGAGGCCATCACCCAGCACTGGGATGATGCGCAGATACCGGCCAAGCTACAGCGCGTTATTGATGAAAAGCCCACCGAAGAGGTCGAGCTAGTCGAGGCCACTTGTCTGGATATAGAGACAGGCCAGTATAACTATTACGTTATCGACAAGGAAGGCAAAGAGGCTATTGTAGAGCGCACCATGAAGTCCAGCCCATGGATTGTGGCGCGCTACATGAAGGTCGCCGGTGAGGTGTATGGCCGTGGCCCACTAGTCACCGCTATTGCTGACATTAAGACACTGAACAAAACGCTAGAGCTATTGCTGAAAAACGCTAGCTTGTCTATCGCCGGTGTGTATACAGCGGCAGATGATGGCGTGCTAAACCCACAGACCATTCGCATTGCGCCGGGTGCCATTATCCCGGTTGCGCGTAACGGTGGGCCGCAGGGTGAGAGCTTGCGCATGTTGCCACGCTCTGGCGACTTTAACGTGTCGCAGATTGTTATCAACGACCTACGCATGAATATCAAAAAGATTATGATGGATGACACGCTGCCGCCAGACAATATGTCTGCCCGGTCAGCCACAGAGGTGTCGGCCAAGATATCTGAGCTAGCCACTAACATGGGTAGCGCGTTTGGCAGACTTATCACAGAAACCATGATCCCGGTTGTGTCGCGTATTCTGGCGGTAATGGATGAGCGTGGCCTTATCGAAATGCCGCTAAAGGTGAACGGGTTAGAGGTTAAGGTGCAGCCGGTGTCGCCGATTGCACAGGCGCAGAACATGAGTGGCATTGAGAAGGTAATGCAGTGGGTGCAGTTATCCGCATCACTTGGACAGGATGGCCAGATGGCAGTACGCACCGGCGCCATTGCAGACCATGTGGCTGACAAAATGGGCATACCGGCAGAGCTACGCACATCACCAGAAGAGCGCCAGCAAATGGCAGAACAGATGGCGCAGATGCAAGCAGCGCAAGTAGCGATGCAAGCGGCAGAGGCTACAGGGGAGTAATTATGGAAGAGGGTTGGGATAGTCTGCGGACGGTAGAGCCGCAGATGCGATTAACGCAGCAAGATAACCAAGATGATATTGACAGGTTATACTTGCGGGTATTCGCCAGTGAGGATGGGCAAGAACTTTTAACACACCTTCGCTCACTGACGATTGAGCAGCCCACTTGGTATCCGGGGGAAGATGCTTCTCACGGGTTTGCTAGGGAAGGGCAAAATTCACTAATCCGCGAAATAGAAAAGCGGATGCAGAGAGCGAGGCAATTATGAACGAAGAAGAAGGACTGATGGCCCAAGCGCAAGTTGAGGCCGAGGACAACCAGCAGCCCGAAGAAAGCACAATCTCCCACATCAAACCAGAAGAAGGCCCGGCATCTCTCGATGATGTAACTGTGGCTGGTGAAGATGAAGAGCTAGAGTTTTCCCGTCCTGATTGGTATCCCGATAAATTTTGGAGTGATGACGATGGGCCTGACCTAGAAAACTTGGTCAAGTCCTATAATGAATTGCAGAAGAAGTTTTCGCAGGGCAAACACAAAGCCCCGGAGGCATACGATGATAGCTTATTTAAAGATGCGAACATCCCTGATGATGACCCGTTGCTCTCGACATATAGAGATTGGGCGAAGGACAATGGTATTAGCCAGAGTGCGTTTGACGAGCTTGCGAATAGCTTTATTGCTATGGCTCAACAGGAAGAAGAGAGCGCTGAGATCTCGTTCAAGGAAGAGCATGCAAAACTTGGCCCGAATGCTGATGCGACTATTAAGTCGATGACAGATTGGGCGCAGGGTTTGGTGCGTAAGGGCGTTTGGTCAGAGGGTGACTTTGAAGAGTTTAAGATTATGGGCGGCACCGCGCAGGGTCTAAAGGCTTTGCAAAAGGTGCGTAGCTATTACGGTGACCGGCCTATTCCTGTGGACATGACCCCAGTGGATGGCGCGCCATCTAAAGAGGAATTGAATGCGATGGTAGGCAAGCCAGAGTATCAGACCGACCCAGCCTTCCGGGCAAAGGTTGAGAAGATGTTCGAGCAAGTTTATGGCACGCAGGATTACTCTGCTATCTAAATAATAGCGCGGCTTGCGGGCCGCGCTTTTTTTTGTTAAAATTCATTTGACAGATAACCTTATGGCCTGTTCGACCCGCTTGGGGGCGTAGCGTTTATGCCCAAGCTGTCAGCCCGGATCCCGGATACCTGATGCGACTTTTATGAAAACATTTCTTAACGAGAGGACAGAAAAATGGCAGTAGCTATTTCTAACGCTTTCGTACAAATGTTCGATGCGGAAGTTAAACAGGCTTATCAAGGCGCACGCGCTCTTGCCGGTTTGACCCGTGAGCGGACAAATGTCGAAGGCAATCAGGTGAAGTTTCCTAAGATTGGGAAAGGCACCGCAACAGTACGCGTTCCACAAACAGATGTAACCCCACTGAATGTCAGCTACTCACAAGTAACTGCATCAATGAGCGACTACATCGCCGCTGAATACAGCGACATTTTCTCACAACAGAAAGTAAACTTTGACGAGCGCCGTGAGCTAGTTGAGGTGGTTTCTGGTGCGATTGGTCGCCGCATGGATCAGTTGGTTCTGGATGCGCTGAACGCTTCATCAACATCACTGACTGTTGCTACAACAATCGGTGGCGCCGGTACAAACATGAACATCGAAAAGCTGATTGAAACCAAGAAGCTGATGGACACAAACAACGTACCATCTGAAGGCCGCACCATGATCATCCACGCCAATAACTTGGCTGGCATGTTGGGTGAAACCGAAATCACTAGCGCAGACTTTGCAACTGTAAAGGCTCTTGTGTCTGGTGAAGTTGACACCTTCATGGGCTTCAAGTTTGTTACCCTTGGCGACCGTGACGAAGGTGGCTTGCCGCTACCATCAACACGCACATGTTTCGCGTTCCACCGCGATGCAGTGGGCATGGGCATCGGCATGAACCAGCGCAGTGAGATAAATTATGTGGCTGAAAAAACTAGCTTTTTAGTCTCTTCAATGTTCTCCGCTGGAGCCATTGCAATTGACGATGAAGGCATCGTCAAAATCAGCTGCACAGAATAAGGAGATTTGAGAAATGGCTTATTCAAACGCAGGATTTAACGTGATTGGTGCAGCAAAAAAGGGCAACGCTCCTTCAATGTACACCTACACATCAGCAGATGCGATTGCTACTGTGAACACAGCGGGTTACTTCAACGACCTGTCTGACACACTGGCAGTTGGCGACATCATCTTTGTGCATGACAGCGCAACACCGACAATGTCAATTGTCATGGTTGCATCTAATGCATCAGGTGTAGTTGATGTGACAGACGGCACAGCTATCGCAATGACAGATAGCGACTAATACAATTTGGCTGGGGCGGTGTATGCCGCCCCGCCTTTATTCTTTGGAGTATTAGATGGCTGCTGGCGATACCAAACTATCTATCTGTTCTGAGGCGCTCATTATGTTGGGCGCTACACCTTTATCTAGCTTTACTGTTGGGACAGATGAGGCGCAAGTGGCCGACCGGCTTTATGACGATGTGCGCGACACATTGCTTATGCAGTACCCCTATAGCTGGTCAATTAAAAAAGTGAAGCTAGCGCAGCTAGTGCAGACCCCTATCAATGAATGGAAATATATTTACCAGTTGCCGGGCAATCTGCTTGGCAACCCAAAGGCTGTATTTAACGTGGGCGCTGTCGGTGCAACACCACAGCGCGACTTTGAAATTTACGGTGACGGGCTAAACACAAACTACGAAAATGTTTGGGTAGACTACCAGTATCGCCCGGAGCCGTTTGAGTTCCCGCCATATTTTGTGCGCTTGCTAAAGACAGCGCTAGCGGCTGAATTTGCGGAGCCTATCACTGACCAAATTACCAAGGCCGATTATTTTCATAATCGTGCCTATGGCTCACCAGCGGAAAACATGCGCGGTGGTTTGGTGCGTGTGTCTATCAACATTGACGGCGCCGACAGACCGGCACAACAGATACAAGAGTTTCCAATTACCGACATAAGGTTCTAGCATGAGCCGGATTATACAGATACAAAACGACTTTACGTCTGGTGAGATTGACCCGAAGCTACGCGCCCGGACAGACATCACTCAGTACAAGTCGGCGCTTACTACGGCGCAAAACGTGTCTATTCAGCCCCAAGGCGGTGCAGTGCGGCGTGACGGCACTAAGTTTGTGCATGAGCTAGACGCTGGTGCGGCTAACGCCGTGCGCATGGTCGGCTTTGAGTTTAGCGTTAGCGACAGCTACATGCTTGTGTTTACGCCCGGCAAAATGTACGTCTACAAAAACCGCACGCTAGTTACAAACATCAACGGGTCAGGCAACGACTTTCTAGTTGTGTCAACGCTGACTGCTAGCATATTGCCAGAAATGAACTGGGTGCAGTCTGCCGACACTGTGATTGTGGTGCATGAGGATCTAGCGCCGGTAAAGATTGTGCGCGGTGCAACAGACAGCGATTGGACAGCCAGCACTATCTCATTTGACTTTGTGCCAAAGCACGCATTTACGCTGACAGTTACAGCGGGGTCAAGTTTTAACACCGGCGTGCCGCACGACCATCTTGAGGTTAGCGGCACATCAGGCAACATCACTGTGACCGCCAAGCATAGCGGGTCTAATGCAAACATATTTACATCAGGTGCGGCGGCATCGGGTAGCTATGTGGGGCAATACATAAACGTCACACCGTTTGGCCGGTTGCGTATCGTGCGCAAGGTTAACGATGCAAAGCTAGAGTGTTTTGCAGAAGTGCCACTGTTTGACACTGGCAACATTGATGACGCTGATTGGGAGCTTGAAGAAGGCTATGAGGACACATGGTCTAGCACCAGAGGCTGGCCACGCAGCGTGGTATTTCATGAGGGGCGCTTATACTTTGGCGGTTCCAAGCAGCGCCCGTCTACTATCTGGGGCAGTCGTGTTTCTGACTTCTTTAACTTCGACCCCGGCGAGGCGTTAGACGATGCGTCTGTTGAGGCTAGCTTAGACACAGGGACTTTCAATGCTATTGTCGATATGTATGCCGGGCGCAATCTACAGATATTCACTACCGGCGGCGAGTTTTATGTGCCGCAAGCGCTGGATGACCCTATCACCCCAGCTAACCTTATTGTAAA